CGTTTGATCCCTGGTCCATGTTCCCTGAGTGCATCTTCGTGAGGCATGGCTTTATGCATCCCAAAACTATTTGGTTCCCATAGATGGAAACGACATAGACGTCCTAGTAACGTACGGATCTGTCCACGATCCTGTGCTCTATTGGAAGCTTTCTCCATAAGTTGTTTAACAAAAGGTACCTTACCATGATAAGTGTGAAATAAATCTTGTGCTTTTTCTTTAGTGACTCCTAGTTCCGCCTGAAGTTTAGCTTTGCCCATTCCATAAAATAATCCTAGATTAATAGTCTTAGCCTGAGATCTAGGTATCTCTGCCATATCGGCAACGGTTTGATGAAAATCTGATTTAATGTCTTCTTTATAAGAATCTACAACTTCATAAACTGATGGGAGCTTATAGAGCGATGCGTAATGTACTACGAGTCTAGGCTCCTGCTGATTATAATCAAAACAGCCCCACTTATGTCCTTCTTCCGGTATAAAGAGACTTCTAATCTTAGGTCCTAAGTCTTTATTTCTTGCAGGAATCTGTTGAAGGTTAGGATTCTGGTAGGAAAACCTACCAGTCACCGTGCCCCCGGTCTGTGATCTAAGCTGATTTATTTCAGCATGAATTCTTCCTTTGTGTTCGTATCTTAAAATAGAATCTATAAAAGTTGTGTGAGCTTTGTTTATTTCTCTAGCCTGAGCAATTAGGCGTACAACAGGATGGCTGTGTTCTTGTAAAAAATTTTTAGTAAATGATGGGGCTGAAGTTTTATCCGTACGTGGATATTCTATCTTTAGCATATCAAATACATTGGCTACAGATCTTGCTGCCCAAATCTGGGTGTCAATGTTTGTTTCTTGTTTTATTTTGTGAAGTAAATCATTCTCGGCCTTCTTAAACTCTTTTTTCATCACGTGAGCTTTTTCAATATCAACTCGTACTCCTTTGAATCTCATATCAACAAGACATGGGAAGAGCTCTGTCTCCAGGTCAAAGATGTCCTCTAGGTCCTGGTTAATAATTTCTTTTTTCATTTCCTGCCATAGACCAAAGGTTACCTCTGCGTCTCGTTCTGCATAAGATCCAACATGCATAGAAGGAAGCTTGTACATTTCAGCTTTAGGATCGATTCCCCATTCTTCTGCAGCCTCAGCCAGTGCTCTTTCATTTTTACCATAGCCCAGATAATGCCATGATAAACTATTGAGGTCGTAACGAAATCTATTTTCATCTGTCACCGCTGCAGCAATCATGGTGCATACAATGTCACCATTGATTTTAAACCCCATCTTTTTTAACCAGCAGATATCATACATAGCATTGTGAAAAATTTTTGTGGAAGTAGATTCTAAAATATCTTTGAGCCAGTATAAAACTTTAACTCTATCCATATTACCACCGCCTTCATGAGCAATTGGAAAATATCCTTTGTAATGTTTGGTAGCAACAGCGATACCGATTACTTCGCCATTACCAATAATAGCCCCTGATCCTTTTTTAATTAGGTCCGGGTCTCTTGTTTCTAAGTCAATTGCAATTTCATCTACCTGTCTTAGGTCTGGAAATTCTGTGGGTTTCACCCATTCAGTTTGAGCTTCAAACTTTGGTATCTTCATAAATTTCCTAGGATAAAATAACAGTACAAACAAAGTAGAGTTATTAACAACATGTAATGGGGAACATGAGATGGAGGCTCTTTCATGAATAATCCCTCTCGATGATCATGTCTATAAAATGTTTAGCTTTCAATAAGTCTTCCTTTCCATTCTTCATGCTATGTCGAATGATATATTTTATAACGCATCCCTCCGGATAAAGCAACTTATTATCAATTACAAACTTACTTGGTTGAATTTTAAATTTTTGATAGTGCGATCCTCCGATTTGCTTATCCCAAACTTTCGATGTCATATCCTTTTGCCTCCTTTTTTGCTGTCATGATATATAAATTGTGTGACGTTCTTGTGACGCCTACGTACCAGACTCGGTTTTCTTCATCTTCTTTTTCAAGACTTTTGTCCACAGCTTCTCTGATGGTTTTAGTGTTGTCCAAAATGAGTAAAACATTTGTCGCTTCACCTCCTTTGGCGGAATGTATTGTAGATAATTGAATTCTGGCGTCCTTGGATAATTTTTCTCCATTTCTTAACATTTCTCTAATATACAAACATTCTTCTGGGTCCACTGTAAATACATCATACCAAGGTGTGAGTAGATCAAATCCAAATTCTTTTAAATCATAAAGTCTTTCTCCGAGTTCAGTCTCTCCCATAAGTAATGGACTATACTCTAGTATATCTTTTACTTCGGACAAGGATAATAGTTCTCCTTTTTGCCATCTGATGTAGTTTAGAATACTTCTAAACAAAGTAGCCCTAAAACTTTTACGACCCTTAAATTGAAAATAAATACCCATATCTCTTAGGACAGGTTTAATTTTATTAAGTCTATCGTTTATTCTAGCAAGAATTAACCAGTCCCCTTCGTAGAGAGGAATATCTTCAATTGAAGTTATATAATCTACAAACCCTTCTTCTTTTCTGGCCTTCCAATGTTTTTTAATTCTTCTTTCATCCGGAATTCTGTCTAAAATTTTATTAGCTATGTGTTGTACCCGTCCAGGCACTCTGAAAGATTGTGGCAAAATAATGTCTTTCTTAGCTTTTATATCCTGAAATTTTTTAACATCTGCACCGGCCCAACCATAAATTGCTTGATCATCATCACCGGCTAGTATAACATATTTGGAATTTTCCCTTATAATACCTACCATTTTCCACTGCACAGGCGATAAATCTTGAGCTTCATCAATAAAAACGATGTCATATTTCGGACACAATTCGGCCACATTAAATTTTTCGATCATGTCGGTAAAATCTTTTAGTTTATAAGATTCTTTATAATTATTTAGTTCATCCCTTAAAATATATAATAAATTTTTTTCAAGTTCATAAGAATACATGCCGGTATTATATTCTTCTTCAACTGAAATTCCTTTAATTCTAGCTGTGTTTATTAGATTAAAATATTCACTATTTGAATCTATAAATCCTGTGGTTTCTTGACCATTAGAATAAACAGTAACTTCTATACCGAGATCTCTGCCGATGTCTTCATAGTGTTCGTCTTGCATAACCTCACTTTTTTTCATACCTAGTCTATTAAAGGCCAGGGAGTGAAGGGTTCTAAAATATTTTAAATTTTTACGTTGTAGCTTAGGATATGCATCTAACATCCTATTGATAGCTTCATTGGCTGCCTTAGTGGTGAATGCAAAATAACCAATCTTGTCTAATGGAGTTCCAAGTTTATAAAAAGTTTTTGCGTAGTTAATAAGTCTGGTTGTTTTCCCTGTTCCCGGAGGCCCGTATATTTTTCTACTAATCACATTATCTCCGTCTTATGTTTTATGTTTTTATGATAGATAGGCACTTGTTCAAAGGACTTTAAGTTTATTTGGACCACGTTTTTGGTTGATGAATTATATCTTCCTGCTTCTTTAGACGGAAATCTTTTCTGTTCTAAAAACTGTATCTCACATTCTCTATAGGTATGTTCCATAATACGTCCTGTTTTTTCTTCTTTGTATTTCCAATCTTTAGATTTTAATCTGTCGTAAAATTTTTCGAATTTAAAAAATGCATATTCTCCTTCGATAAGGATAGACCCGCTTTTAAATGCTGCATCATTCGCAGCTCTTGGTCCATTAATTTTTGCATGAAGAACATCGTGTAGTTTTTCTCGAGGAGATGTTCCTATCGGAGGCTGTACTGCTTTTTGAGTTTTGTATAAATCGTCCATTACTTTTTGTTCTTCTTCACCTTTAATAAGAGGTGGTAGAAATCCTGCTGCTTTTGAGATTGCGTTTCGTCTTTTTCGTTGATCATTTAAATGTTCAACTGATCTACAAAATACAGTAGTAGTGGCGATACCATCGGGTTTAACTACATCAAATTCATATTCAGGTTCTTCAAAAATTTCTATCTTTCTTAAATTAGTTAAAATTGGATACGATCCTTTTGATCCTGAAAGTACACCAAATTTTTTCTTGACACAGATACCTTTTTTACAAAAATCACTAAGAGGACTTTGTGTGCAGGTATAACCTTTGTCAGATCTTTTCCAAGATTTTAATTTAGCAGTTAATATTTTATCATCCCATGCATTCGCATGTCTCTCTTCAAAAAATTTAACTGGAGCATTTTTTACTTTCTGTTCCCATCCGTCTGGGTATTTCATTTTAGCAAAAACATGATAGTTGTACATAAATCGATCTTTGCCATCAAAGCCTTCTTTATTAGATATTTTAGATATGTCCGCTAGACATGGTGGACCATCGAGTAAATCTGTGTCGGTACCTTCATATATTTTTTTATCTATATTGGCGGTAATAATTTCTAACTGGCCCTTAGAAACCAGGTTTGCTTCCACTACCTCTAAAAATTTATCTAGTTCAAAGGGTGTGCCATCTACATTTAAAGCACGTCTCTTGTCTCCGTAGTAAGGTAGATTAATAAATTGTCCTGGTTTTAATTTTCCAGTTTCTTCGTCTCGTGTAAGTTCTGTTTGTTTGGGAAATATTTCGTTGCTAGGTTTTAGTTTAAATAAAGGAAGTAGGTTGGTTAAGAAAGATTTAAGAGCTTTGGCGTCTGTGAACTTATCCATGAATAAACATAAATGCAGACCACCACTTTTAGATTCAATGGGTATTAAAGGTAACTCATAGTCCTGTATTATATCTATAAAAAATTTTTTATTAAAATCATCATAGTCTTTTGGATCAACATCTATGACACCTAGTCTTGCTTCTGAGTCTTCGTTACAAGGCTGAATACCAATAGATAATTTACCATTTAGATGGGCCTCATAAACTTTTTCAGTGAGAGGTTCATAGTTCCATCTGTATACTGGCTTCTTCTTTCCGCTTTCTGGGTCTACTTTTGCTTCTTCGTGTTCAAAGTCAGCTAGTCCATAAGCAATACGATAACCATCAAAAAATTTTATATATCTTTTATCCATAACTGATCATGCGGGCCTTTCAGTCTCCCTCCAGGCCCACACTGTGCACTCAT